CTGTATAGGCCATGTTACTCAACTGCTCCTAAACTCACGCGCTGCACTTGCGAGGCGATCACGTCGTGCCAATAAATGTCCGGGTCGCTGCCAAAGACGGCATCTATAAAGGCGAAATCCGATGTGTACTCGGCCCCGCCAAAGACGGGCGCAAAACGCTGCCACAATGAGCGCCGTACGATGTAGGCCGAGCAGCCGATATAGCTCAGACGCGGCTCCTGTTGCCAATGGGCATCATCGGGCAGGATGCGCCCGTCACCGTGATCCATGCGTACCATAATCAAATTCGGGTGATGCTCGGATACGATGGCCTTAACCTCTTGCACCAGCCGCGGCCTGATACACTTGTCGTCATCGTCCAGCAGCCAAAGGTATTCGCCGCTGACGTACGGCGCAAAGTTCGCTAGGCTGGCCTGTGCCGCGCCCACGCCGCGCCCCTCGCCGTCCACCAACATCGTCTGTTGCCAGTCGGGGTCGGTCTGCGCCTCTAAGCTGCGAATGTTGCTCCACAGCATACGCGGGCGGCGATAGCAACGGGTCAGGATTTGGAGGAAAGCCATTAGGCGTATCCGTATTCTGGAGAACGTTTGCCGCTGCCCAGCAATCCGGCATCAACCAAAGGTAGGAACCTATAATCCGCCATGCGCCGGTATCGTTCGTTTAGAATGTCGCGATAGCTCAAATAGCGCGGGTAGCCATCCAATAGGTCTCGCCAATCCGTAGCGTGGCGCACGACGTTATGAATGGGTACGCCTAAATCACGCGCAATAGCAGGGTAGGTTTCACCGGCGAGATGGCGATCATAGATAGCTTTTTTACGCCTCCATACTTCGATATGCTTTTGCATCGTCTCAGGCTTGACTGTCATTTGCGCGGCACTTTCGGCGCTGCGATATGCTCGTCACCTACGTCGCCCATGCTCGGCTTGCGCGCCTTTGGTGACGCCTCGCCAATCTCGACATAGCCCAATGACGCCAACTCTTTGGCGTTGTCGGGTAACATTTCGTAACTCTCGCCCTCAATCAGGGCCATACCGCCGCCGTTGACAATCACGTTGACGGATTGGATACAATTCACCGTAACCAGGCCGTCGCTCTTATCTTGGATTTCCAAAGTAACCCCCTTACTCACCATGTGCCCGCATTGCACATCAAAGCGCGCTAGCTGCAATATCTCGTTCTGCACACAATCCAGTGCAAAGGGCATGTCGGGCGAATGTTCAAAGAGATCGCTGCGAAACGGAATCACCTCTAGCACTTGACGGCGGATGAGCGTGCAGCCAAAGCCGACGCCGCTCACACGCCCCACGCCCGCCTCACGGCATTTTCGTAGCTCCACCTGATACTGTGGCCGCCCCAGGCTCATGCCCAGGCCGCGTGTCCCCTCATAACGCCAGGTGTTCAGTACGCCATCCGGCCGCAATGGGTAGCTGGCATAGACGACAGGAGCGGGCGTATCGCAAAGCGCCTGGATGGCGTGTAATGGCAGCACCATGTCGTGCTCAATCGTCACCAGGCCATCATACGGCCCGCTCAGGCACATCTCACGCGCCGTATTGTATTGGCTCAGGACGTTGCGCATGTCTCGCCCTTGATACGGATTACAGCGCCCGATCTCCCACGTCAATTCGTGCTGGGTTTGCTGCGCCACGATACTGGCTACCGTTTCGTGGCGCAGACCCCCGGCATAAGTCGGCGTAAAGAGTAGCAAGCGCAACCGATCCGTCATTAGGTTCCCTGTTGCGCGTACAGAATGGCCTCGGCTTGCAACGTTTTGTAAACCGTGCGGAACCAATAGTGCTGGCGCAGTTGCCCGGTGATAGCGCCGCTATAGGGGTCATTCAGATAGGTGATGTCGGGCGCCATACGCATTCCCATATAGTTAAAGTTGCCGAAGATGGCAGATTTGGCCGATGCCGCCTGTGCCGCCATTGCTTCGCTGTTATAGAGTGGGAAGCCGAATAGCTCGCGGCGACTCAATGCGCCCGGCCCATCCACCGGCGTCGGAATAAACTGGAAATAATTCCCAGTGAAACCCCTAACCGTACCTTCGACGCTCTTTTTCATAATCCACACGGCGTTGGTTTCGTAGCCCTGCGGTAAGGCATAGACCAAGCTGGGAATGTTGGCGGCGACAATGGGGTTGCCCCAGGCTACGCCCAGCGTGCCACCGGCCAGCGCCTCCGTGATGAGTAGCGTGTTATGCGTCTTGGCCATGCCTTGCCCAATGAAATTGCTGAGGAAGGACATAAGCTGGGCGTCCTCATCCTCGATCAGCTCCCAAGACAATTCGATGCGCTTGGTATATTTGGCCAGCGTCATCGGCGCCTGGCCCAACACGGGCGCATCACGGTCGCTGGATGAGCCTTCAGCGGTCAGGACAAAAGCGCCGTCCTTTGCGCCCTCAATCGGGACGTTGACGGTCAGCCCCTTGCCTGGGATTTGCCGCACGCCGATCTTGGGGTAAAGCGCATCCTCACGCAGCTTGGCGACGATTTGGTTATACATGCCCGTCGGCACGGCATAGCCGCCGGCGGTGTTTGACCCCTCGGTCATGGGGTTGTTGCTCGACGCCTTTAGGTGTTTGATGCCGCCGTCGTCATTGGTGCGGATATAGTGGGCGTGCGCTTTGATTTCGTCATCGCCCAGCGCCGTTTTGCTGTTCATCATCGGCAGCGCAATGTCAGCCGATTTGACCGGCTGGCCATCTAGCCACGTCTGCACCGGCGCAAAGGCTTTAGTGACAGCGGTTTCGACCAGGGCGGTAATTTCTTCTGTAGTAGGCATTTCGTTCTCCTCTTGAATAGAATCTAGGTCGGGCGCGTCCTCATCGTTCGCTTTCGTTTCTTGCACCACGGGTGTACGGCCCGTCTCCGGCAGGAATACGGCAAAGCTCGGATTGGTCGCGGATAAAGACTTAATGATTTCGATGCCAAGCGTACGCGGCTCGGCAGGGGTCGGTGTCAGGCTCATTTCGACAATCGGCCATTGGGTGATCGACTTGCCCTCGCGCCGCGTCAGATGGCCCACGCTGCCCGATGACCAGCCGATTGCGCCCTGCTTGACCAGTTGCAAGACCTGATCGACATACGTTTTGTGGCGGTCAAGTTCGGCTTCCACCCACAGCCCGTATTCGTCCGGCTCCACGCTGACGGTCTTGCCGATGGCGTGCTTCACAGACCCTAAAGTGTGGTCATAGAAGACCAGTTTGGTCGGGGCCAAATCCAGCATGTAATCGGTATCAGGCGCAAACGATTCGCCCGACAGGTCAGCGCCGCCAAAGATGACGCCATAGCCGGCGACGGTAGCGGTTTCGGCTGTCAACGCCTTGATATAGGCGAGGCCGTTATGGGCGCGTGCTGCATGGCGTTTCTCGGCAGGTGGCACGGCCCCCAATGCGACGGCATGGTCGTGGATGTTCTGAATCAGCTTGGCGTCACTTGAGCTATGGCGCGCGCCCGTCTTGGTAGCAACGGCGCCGCTCACCGCCGTCCACACGTTCTCGACCTGCTGCCATTCGGATTGGGGCGCAATCGTGACCGCGCCGGTCGCCTCATCCAGCGTGTAGGCCGCTTGCCAATAGGCATGGGCGGTGCAGATGATGACCGTATCCTCATAGACCTCGACACAGCGATCCATGTCGGCATCGTCGATGTCGTTATCGACCTCGCCCATCTCTGGCACGTACATGCCCATCTCGTCCACGTCCACGATGCCGAGCAATAACTCAACGGCATCAGTTACCAACTCGGCGCGGTCTGCCAAGCTAATTGGCGCCTTGATTGCGTTCATCGTTCTATCCCCTTATGGCGACGTTGATCGCCTGTTCAAAATCGGCCACAATCGCCGCCTCGTTCTGTCTGACCGCATCGGCATCGGTGTGCCAGCCGGTACGCCTGTGCCAACGCACCTGGAAACGTTCGCTCTGTACCCACGGCCCGTATTCGACATTGTTGCCCACGCGCCCGGTTAAGCCGTTGGTCGTGCGCTCTATGCGGGTTGTCCATCTGCGGCCCAACGTGCCGGTGCGGCGGTAGCGGCTCATGGGCGGCGCCGATGGGTAGACCTTCATATAGGCTTCGAGCCTGAGCACGCCGCGCTGCATGGGCGGCTCCAGGATGGCGACGGCGGTGACGCGCTCCACGCTGGCGTACAGTTCGGTGAGGCCGGTGACGGTGATGCTCACGGGACGACTCCTCGAATAAAACAGCGGCAATTTGGATGCGCTGGCGGCACGCCATAATCGCCGGGAAATGTGCCATTGAGCGGTGCGCGCTTGCCGTTCAATCCGTCTGGATCGTCACCGCAAATTGGACACACCAATTCGTCATTGACGGCGACCCATTCCATTTCCGCTATCACGCCGCTCTCTTGATAGCCCTGCTTACTACCCTCAGCTGCGGCTCTTGTCGTCTCCGTCTGGGCGATCAGCTGCGCCCGTTTCGGCCCAAAGGTGGGCGTCAGGTGCTGACGCAATGCGCCCAGGCTGGACGGGTTGCGGAACCACTCGTCGATCGCCGTCTGCAACTGCGCCTGCGTCGTGGCGTTCATGCCTTTGATAAGGTCAAAGGAATAGGTACTCGCAAATTTCATGGCCTCGGTATGCGCCAACGTCCAATCGAAGCCCATGCCGATGCTCTGTAGCTGGTCAAAGGCCACCGACACGCCCAGGTCAGCCCCACGCGCTAGATTGCGGTAGAGCGCATCACGCACGACGCCGCTCGTCTCGGTCACGTTGGCCGGCGCTGCGCGTACCTCGTCATCGGACGCCGTGGGCGGGATAAGGTCGTTCATCTGCTCGCGCAACGCCTTCTCCAGTTCGGCTTGAAATTGCTTCTCCAGCGCCATGCGTAGCTTTTGCTCGGCATCGTCTTTGTCGGGGTCGAGCTGGAGTACCATCGCCTTAAACCACTCATGGGTAATTGCTCCATCCGTGGGCCACTGGAAAGGGCGCATTCTCCACAACTGCGTCCCCCTGTAGGCCAAGTGCGGCCATCTTCTCTGCACGGTCAAGGATGTGGCTATGGAACAGGTCAACGTCCGGCGATTTCTTGCCCTTCGCCCAGCGCTTGAGCTTGACGATCTCGGCGGCGGTCTGGTCGTTGGCGGTTGGCCCCGGTAGCTGTTGCTGGGGCGGCTCAGGCGGCGCATTAAGGCGGGCAATCGTGGCCTCGCTCTGCATCCGCTGTAATTCCTGTGCGGCGGCGATGTCGGCGTCGAGCATCTCGTAGGTCACGCCGTCGGGTAGGTTGAGGCCGACCAGCTGGGCGGCGATGGATGGCCGCATCTGGGCGCCTATATAGGTGGCATAGCTCTGCGCCCGCTGCTCCTCATCCTCTTGCATAGCCGACAGGCGTTCCGGCTCAAAGCGCAAGCGCAAGCCCGCCGGCGCAAAGAGCTGGCGGTTGAGCATGCGCTCAATCAGCTTCGCCTCAGGGATGATGGTGTTGTTGAGGAAATTAAGTTCGTCCTGCTGCGCCGTGGCAAAATTAGCGGCGTTGGCGGCGACGATGCTGTGCGGTACGCCCAGGGCGGTGGCGATGGCCTCGCGGCTCTCGTTGGTAAGGTCGCTGTTGCTGAGCGATTCCAGCCCTTCGCCAACGATGACCGGGGTGACCCCGGCGCGTACGGCTGCCGTTGACCACGCCTGGCCGACGCCGCTAAAGAAGCGCTTCCACCACGCCTCCAGCTTCTTAACCTCGGCGTCTGCCGGGTTGCCGTCTATCGTCAGCACCGTCGCCTTGATAGCCCCGCGCTCGAAATAGGCGGATTTGAAGCTGCTCATGTTGTGCAGCACCGCCGCATCGGCAATGGCCGCCTGTGCTGGTGGCGTGCCCGGCGCAAGCTCACTCAGCGGATTGGGTAGGCGGAAGTAAACGATGTCGTCAAGCGTGTAATTGCCGGCGTCGGTACTGAGCGCAAAGCTATCACCGCTGACACCGCCGCCCAGATAGCGACGGAAGCCGGCCAGGCCGACTTGCTGGTTATAGAGCGGCTGCATCGTGTCGGGCGCAAACCAGCGCAAGCCAAGCGGCTGATTACGCATGTTGCGCGCCTTAAACCAATAGGCGTAACCGAGCAGACACAATGCGCCCTCGGTTAGCTCTAATAGGTCGGTGAAATTGTCAAGGAAAGGATAGGCGCTGAGATCGTCGCCGTCGGCCAGGATTTTATCGGTGCCGCGGAAGATGGCCCACGGCATCCCCGCCACGCGGTCGGCGCGTAGGTTGACGCAGGCATAGAGCCAGCCGACCACGCTGTACAGGCTGCGCGGCGTATTGTCCTGCGTGCCGAAATAGGAGCCGAATACGGCATTCCACTCGTCAGCGCCCCAGGAGGAGAGCGGTGCAGATTTGATGGATGCGCCGTCGAAAAGGGTTAAGCGTTGGTTCATGCTGGTGGCCCTGAAACAAAAAGACGCCCATCCGGGATTGCTCCCTGGATGGGCGTCTTGCGCCTCTGGGTTATTTGATTAGGTATATCCTACTCTATATCCGGCTTCTTTTCAATAGTACGCAACTCCACGACATACACGCGCAGGTCAAAGCGCGCAACCAGCTTCCTGTCGCTGCGCTTAATCTCCAATACCATGCGCTTCGTGTCCAGACGGGCGCAGAGCTTGCCGTTCTCGTCGCGCAACTCCTGCCAGCCGTCG